CGATGAACTGCAAGACCTAATCAAGCGTTTGCGTCTGGAAGATCCTAACGAAAGACAGTATGTTCGTGAAGCGCGAATAATTCTTTCAAAACTTTTGAATGATGCCGCTGATGAACTTGAAGCACAACTGGATCTGTTAGCCAAGCAGCAGAAGATCATTCGGCGCATCTATGCAGAACAACTGCCTGATACATGGTTCGTGTGTGGTGAACACGGCGAGAAGGATCAGAACAATCTGCCGCGATATATAGAAGTGTGCCCTGCATATGGTGTTGATTGGTCGCAACTGTATGAGCGAACTGATAGGACTATTGGTGGAATGGGCAGCTAGAAAGGATACTAAATAAGAGTATGATATATTCATTCATTGACACAGAAACCGAAGAAGAATTTGAACTTGAGATGACATATGATCAACTCAAAGCATTCTTGGAAGCAAATCCGCGCTTCAATCAGACATTCAAAATGAATCTTGGTGATCCCATTCGAATGGGAGTGACAAAGCCTCCTTCTGACTTCTCAAAATATGTTCTTGGTAAAGTGAAAGAAACAAATCCATTAGGTGGCGCAGTAGAAAGAAGATACACAATACCCAAAGAAGTATGAGTATCAAACACAAAAGAAAAAGATTTTCAAAAGGAGATGGTCACGCAGGTGATTCGTCTCCTTTTGCTTTTACAGGAGCCAAAATGTCTAAGAAACCAAAGAACAAGACTAGACAACCAGAAGCACAAAAGCAGGCTGCTCATTTTGAGTTAAGACACATCAAGCCTCTTACACCAAATCAGGAGAAAGCATTCAATGCATATCGACAAGGTTATCATCTCATGCTCCACGGTTTTGCTGGAACAGGCAAAACATTTTGTGCCCTCTATCTTGCTCTAAATGAAATCTTGACAGGCAACTCAATATACAATAAAATAATCATTGTTCGCTCAGTTGTACCTTCCAGAGACATGGGATTTCTTCCTGGCTCTATGAAAGAGAAAGCTGCTGTGTACGAAGAACCATACCGCGAGATTTGTGATAGTCTATTTGGGCGTGGTGATGGATACGATATACTGAAGATGAAAGGTATTGTTCAGTTTACGACAACATCATTCTTGCGTGGTATCACATTCAATAACGCAATCGTGATCCTTGATGAAAGTCAAAACCTTTCATTTCAAGAAGCTGACACTGTGATGACTCGTATGGGCGATGAGAGCCGCATCATTGTATGTGGTGATTTCAGACAAACTGACTTGTTGAAGAGATATGAACAAGAAGGTATCACACAGTTGATGGCCATTACTAAAAGAATAAATACTTTTGAACATGTGGATTTTCAGAAAGAAGATATCGTTCGTTCTGGTCTGGTCAAATCATACATCATCCAAAAGGACGCAATGGGGCTATGAAGACATTCAAACAATATTTGACTGAGGCCAATATTACAAACAAAGAAGTGGCTGATATGGCAAATGCTAATGATGCAGCTCTCATCAAGATCATTGAGATGAAACCCGATAACTGGAGTAACTTCCGGCTGCTCTACTGGCTGACGCGACCGCACGCCGAGTTTGAAGATACCCCGGCTGACGCACTTAGGAGCGATCATGATGCTGTCATTGCTGCATTTGAGCGCGCCATCCAGCCGGTGAAACATGGTTGATGAAGTTCACACTGACAATTCCATCTCCGCAGGCAATGAAGATCGACAAAGAAACCTATGTGATTTCAGACAGACGGATTTGATAAAGCCCCATGAGCGTGAAGGTATTACTCAGCTTATGGCAATTACCAAACGAATAAATACTTTTCATCATATAGATTTCCAGAAAGAGGACATTGTTCGTTCTGGTCTGGTCAAATCATACATCATCCAAAAGGACGCAATGGGGCTATGAAGACGTTTAGACAGTGGTTGCAACAATTGCAAGAGAGTGTGAGAGGTCCAACTATAAGGACAATTTCACACTCTCATGCTCACAATTTCACAAGAAACGCACCATCAAAACAAACGAGATTTGTTATAGACAATAATGATAAACTTCATATTGGAGATGCGTATAATTTCATTCATGCCCAAATAGCCACACGCGATATGGCCGTTGGAAATGATAAATGGGTAAAAGATGTAAAGTATGTTGGATACATTTCACATCCAGACAAATCTTACTCCATCGCAAAAGCAGGATCTGTAAGAGGCAGCGGATATAAAAAAGCAGACAAACTTGAAGGTCGTGCTAAAGATTTAGAAGATCACTTGAACAGTCATAATTATGAAAGAGGTAAAGATGGAGATTGGGACCGATGATAACATTTTTAGAGTTTATAATAGAATCAGAATTTAGAAGTAAGCTGATACCAGCAATAAGAAACATCGGTGTGCCTGTTGATGACAAAAAGCATATTCTAAAAGGCAAAAGAGGCTGGACACATCAAGAAACCGCTGAACATCATGGTATAGGACCAGACAATAGAATCAAAGGTGAGTTGGGATATTGGCATACAGGTAAACACAAGTTCTATCCTAAACACAATTCAGATTTTGATGGTGAAGAAGGCTTGAATATTGACAGCACAGAACTTGATCCAAGAGCAGGCTCTGTCGCTCTGATGCGTAGACTTGAAGAAGGCAATCCTCTTTCTCAGGATTTAAAGCATAGAAGAAAGGGTATTCATAAGATCATCATTTCTGCTGCTAGAAAAAATCTGCCTGACAAAAAGAATAAAAAGAGAATGAAAACTCTTTACAAGCGTCTCAAAGCATCTGGTGCTGTTTTCAAAAAGACAAAGGGTGTATGGCAAAACGCTGCTGGCGAGATTGAAAATGAAAAGTCTGTAATGGCTCATCTACCAAACGATCCTACCGGTGAGAAGATTGTATCTCTGGGTCATAAACTAAGAAGAAAGTATAATCAAGATACCTTTATTCATAGAACACCAGAGGGTAAAGGTATTGCTCATAATAGAGATGGTTCAGCAGATGTTTATGGAAACAGAACAGCATCTAATGTAGATAATCCGTATGGCGAAACAAGATTCAAACCTACAAAACCAGCAGATAAGCAACCAAAAATAACTTTTACAGATGAGCCAGAACCTAAATCAAGAAGAGGCAGTTTCAAAAAGCTGAAGTGATATATGGATGATGAGTGTAAGAAAAAAAGAGACGCTTGGATAAAAGAGCAGTATTTGAATGAGCCGATAAAACCAAGCGGCATGGGTGGAAACTGGTCTTATAGATTGAGAAAAGAACGAGAGTATGATAAACTCATGGAGCAAAAATGCCAAGATTAGTTCTCATTACAGGTGGATTTGATCCTGTTCACTCGGGTCACATAGAATATATCAATGCGGCCAAGGAACTCGGAGATTATCTGTTTGTTGGGCTAAACTCTGATGATTGGCTTACTCACAAGAAGGGTAAGCCTTTCATGCCTTGGACTGAACGTCATATGATACTATCAAACTTAAGAAGCGTAGACGATGTATTTGCTTTCGATGACTCTGATAACACTGCTATTGACGCTATCCGTCGTATTCGTGAAGAGAACCCAGACCAAACAATTATCTTTGCAAACGGTGGAGATAGAACGAAAGAGAACATCCCAGAGATGGAATGCGGAATAGATGATGTTGAGTTTGTGTTTGGTATTGGTGGGCAAGACAAGAAGAATAGTTCTAGCTGGATACTAAAGAAATGGAACGAGACATGAAGACATTCAAACAATACTTGGAAGAGAGAGAAGCATCAGGCTGGCTCAAACCAAACGGTTCTGCTATTTTCAACAGAAGCACATGGAGAGATAAAAAAGGCAAGCGACAAAAGTTAACACACGGTGATACATACTCTGAACGCACAGGTGTAGAAATGAAAGATACCATAGGCGGTTTCTATCATGACTATGCAAAGCATGTTGATGGTGCTTTGAAAAAAGGATGGACAAGATTTCACATTGAACACGATCCTGAGAGTAATACATTTCATGGTGTAGTTCAAGGGCAACAAAGGTTCAGAAACAAGCCGCGGCATCAACAAGCTATTGAGCGCATCAAAAAAGTCATATCAGGAAAAAGTGCAGCATATAAAAAACATAAAGATGAAATAGAAAGATTTAGAGAGTGAAGAGGTTTAAGTATGTTGATGGTCTGCCTACTCTGCATCCGCTTGATACGGACGAAAGCACTGGTGAGAGATTCTATATCACACCAAATGGAGTGAAGCTTCCATCTGTTACAACTGTTCTTGGCCATTTCAAAAAGAAGTCTCTCATAGAATGGCGCAATCGGATTGGAAACGAAGAGGCGGATAAGGTGATGTATCGTGCTTCCAATCGCGGCACAAGATTCCACAACATGATGGAAGGTTATCTCCGCAATGAAGATGACTTTCTCAATGGTGTAATGCCTGACATGAGACAAGCTTTCAACGATATGAAAGAAACGCTTGACTTGATCGACAATATACGCTATATTGAAAGTCCTCTCTTCAGTGAGAAGCTTGGTATTGCTGGAAGAACAGACGTTATTGCAGAGTTTGCTGGCGTTCCTTCCATCATAGACTTCAAGACTTCTACAAAAGAGAAGAAGGAAGAATGGATTGATAATTACTTTGAGCAGGGAACAGCCTATGCTCTAATGTATGAAGAACTGGTCAATGAACCCATAGATCAAATCGTGATTCTTATCTCAGTTGATTTCATGGAACGACCACAAGTTTTCATTCGTGATAAGAATTCATACATTCAAAACTTACTCGAAAAGATTCACTTATACAAACAGGAAAAACTCTAATGTACTTGGATCCTTGGATGATTCTTACACTTTGCCTTGCTTTTGGCGTGTGTGCTTATGTCAGTAGTCGTAGAGGATTTGCTGCTGGTGGTGAGTTTGCATTGCAGTTGCTTGTAGAAAAAAAGATGATCAAGATTACGGATGAAGGTGATATTCTTCGTTGGACTCCATATGATGATAAGCCAAAGAGGGCTGTAAGAAAGCGAAAGTGAAATGAAACGTTATGTGATTGGTGATGTGCATGGTTGCTATGATGAACTGTGCTTGCTCTTAGATAAGATATATGATCATGCTGATGATGATCTTTGTAAGATGATCTTTGTTGGTGACTATGTTGATCGCGGCCCAAAATCCAAAGAAGTTGTTGATCAAGTCATGCGAATGAAGAAGAATGGTCATGTGACTCTTATGGGCAATCATGAAGATATGTTACTTGATGGTGATTTCACTTATGCTGAGGCCACGCTTCGCAGTTTCAACAGCCCACTCATGGAACTGCCTGATTATGTAACAGATTGGATGCGAACTCTGCCGAAGTATTATGAAGATGATACAATCATCGTTGCACATGCTGGTGCAAACCCTGCATTTCCAATGAGTGAACAAAGGGATCAAATACTATTGTGGATGCGATATGAAGAATATCATCACGCACAGTTGCCAAAGCATTTCTATCATGGGCATACACCAAGACTAGGTAAGATTGAGCAAGTAGATGATCGCACAAATGTAGATACTGCTTGCGTATACGGCGGCCATCTAACAGCCGCTATTGTAGGAGATGATGGCAAGCCTGAAGGTTTCATTCAGGTGCCAGCAAAGGGTGGTGTATATGATATGAGTGATGCTCAATCGCGAGGTTGGGAAGTCTAGTATCATATATACTATGTTATCGGTGAAGGAAAACGAAAGACGAACTGGACTGGGGTTCAAATCCCCACACCTCCACCAAAGACACTAGCAAGTGGCCATTGAGTGTTATGGGTAACACTCTTGAATAAAAAACCCAAGTCAAGCCGAGGGCGTAATGCGGCGACATATAAAAAAGGCTAGTGTCTCTGAGGGGGGTGTTACTGGGAATCGACAGGCGTGAAATAGTGGACTGGAGATAACCGTAGGCGACTACGTACAAGCGCAAAACTCTAAATGCAAACGATAACTTTGCACCTCGTTTGGCACTAGCTGCCTAACATGCGCTCGGAG